TATGAATACTTTAATCGAAACTAATCATTATGTAGTATCAAAAGGTGCTTATTTCTATCATTTTTTACAGCCAACTTTATTTACAAAAAAAAACCTTAATCAGTATGAACAAATGCTAATAGCAAAAGGGCCACCATTTACTGGAAAGCAAATTAAAAAAGTTTTTACTGAAGTTTATCCTATAATTGAGGAAAAACTTGATAATGTTAACTTTAGTCTTTCACTCGTAAAAGTATTTGATACTCTTATTGATAGTCCTTATTTAGATTTTTGCCATGTAAATCATATTGGTAATAAAATTATAGCCAAAAACATTTGGAAGAATATTAATGATGATTTGAAGTTTTGATTGAAATATAGTTTTCTACAAGCGCACTTGCCGCTTTTACATTAGGATCTGCAATATCGGATTCTTGGGTAAGCAGCGCATCTTTAATATTTACAGGATCTCCAGACACTAAAGTTGCGCGAAGAATTGTATCAATAGACCAAGTTGCCGCAGAAGGTTTAATAATTTGATCTTTAGGATAAGAAATATTTACATTTTCTCCGTAAAGTAACTTAAACAAATAAGCAATACTGAATTCTGTACCTTTACTAGAGTAAAAATCCTTAATTGTTCTGATGGCAGTCCGCACATCAATCTTTTTATAATCTAATTCCGGAACATCGGGTAAATATTGTTCCGTATATTTGTCAAGTAATCTCTTAATAAAGAGAGAATCTAAGCATTTGACCTGCGTTCCTTCTGTCGCTGCGGAAGGAGATGTGTAATTAGAGAACGATACGTTTCCTACTTGATCATAATCAGTAATAGCAGAGACACCTCTGGCACATCCATTGAAAGCAGCCTTACTATAACCCGAACCAGTCTTGAATACTTTGAATCCCGTAACCTCATTCAATCCAACTTCTGCCGATGACCTTGCTGAAGGAGGAGATTGGATGACAATGGTGGGAGGAAAATCTGCACTATACCCAGAACCAAAATTAGTAACATTAATATCAGTAATTCTACCATTAAAAATAGAGGCACTTGCTGTTGCTCCCTGTCCAGGATTAGTAGATCTAGGATCTACAACATAAACTGAAGGAACTTCTTCATATCCAGAACCTCCATCCAACAACTCAATATCAGTTACACGACCATTACCATCAACAAATGTTTGTAATACTTGAGCACCGACAGGATCAACTACAGCAATTCTAGGAACTACTTCATATCCCTGACCGGGATTAAGCACAGTAAGACCCGTAAGACGCCCATCAGCACTCAGAATCGCTTGGAAGGACGCTTTAATACCATTTGCGCCAGTTGGTTCATCAACATAAATCGTCGGTCTTGTGGCGTATCCTTCGCCCTGATGAGTAACTACGGGAGATCCAACAATAGATCCTCCAGCAAGTGTGGGGGGTGCAATAATAGCACCACCTGGTTGTTTAAACGTAATTCTAGGAGTAAACGTATATCCGCTACCGGAACTTACCATTTCCAATGCAGTTACACTACCATTGGTTACCGTAGCTTTAATTTCAGCTGCCTCAGATCCTTCCTTATTTGGCGCTTCAACTTCAACAATAGGGGGATTAGTATCACTATATCCAGACCCGCCATCAAGAAGTAAAATATTTTTAATACCATTAACTAATGCTGCTGTTGCAGCACCAAAACCATTCTCAGAGTTAATAGAAATTTTAGGGGGATACTCAAATCTATATCCTGTACCTAAATTTGCGGATGAAATCTTTGTTAATTGACCATCATCATCAATACGAGCATATCCCTTAGCACCGCTACCAAAAGAAGGAATTGGTGCTTCGATAACATAAAGTGAAATAGATCTACCTACAATAGGAACAAAATCAAATACAATTCTATCACCATCAAGAAAATAATCTACTTTTGGTGTTAAAAGACGCCCGTCATAAACAGCAACAACATACTCATCAACAATAGGTTCATAAGAAACACCACCTCTAGTTAAAGAAAATACTTTTTTTCCTTCACCAAAAGAAGGTGCGAGATTGTCAATATGAACAATTTGATTTTCAGTAAAACCGATGAAATAAGTAATAAAGGTGGTAGTTGTATCATCAGAAGGATCTTTTGCTCTAGGTGCTTCTGTAAATACAATTCTATCTCCCTGAATGGCGTAATCGACTTCAGGAATCAAAACTTTGTTGTAATTACTTACAATCAAATGTTGTGGACTAGGAGCAGTAATGGGATTGTCTTGAGAGATTAATTGAAAATCTCTAGTAGTGCCATCAAACTGATCTACAATAGTTGCAAGATTAGTCCACTTTAACTTTACCTGACTGTAAGAAATGCCGGGACTGAGAGCAATATTTGGAGAAGATGTCGTACTTTCATAATAAATTACTTCATCGCCAATTAAAATAGAACCATTCTGCTCCAAAAACTCATCAACAGACTCAACTACAATTTCACTGGAAATATCAGTAATATCTTGCGCTAATGTAGTTTTTCCATCAAGAATTTTCACGTCCAGGTGGTCAATATCCAAATAACTCATAAAGTTATTCAGAATATTTTGCCCCAAACCGGTTTTTTCCTGAGATTTATAGTAATACTCAAGAAATTTATTGAATAATGGATATTCAGCCTGTACAAACTCTGGAGATTGAGATAACAGAGACTGAGAGACCTTATTAATATTCATCCTACTTAGACAAGAAAGTTATGTGTTAAGTGACCCCGTATTCAGCGCAGAAGCAACAGCAATAACTGTAGGAGTCTGGTCAAATACTTTTGGTGTCAAACTATTTAGAGGGACAGATGGGGGTGGAATAGTGCCTAACGGTTGAATTGAAACTTCTGGAGAAATGATGTTCAATACAGTTCCTGGTGTTGCAGAGGGAATAGATCCCGAGTTTGCTGGAATAAATTGTACTGGAATTTGAAGATCTGTAGGTAATGCTGCCGGATCGGTAACACTACCAGTTCCGGTGATACTATTTGTGAGTTGAACACCAGTATCAGCAATATTTGAACCAGATCCAACAATATTCACAGGACCAAATACAATAGTTCCACTATCGTAATTTACAGTTCCAGCAGTTAAATTGGTAAATACCTTTCTAGTACCAGTATTATAGAACATCCGAAGGTTTCCAAAACCATCATCTTCAAATTGTTGGTTTACACCAGGACGATCTGCTGTTCTAAACACACCTGACAGTAAAATTGGTTCCTTTACACCGTCTGAAGAGGATACACTAGGTGCTGAGTTGTAAAGAGGAGCACCTGTAGTGATAATATAACTGTTTGTCTGATTTGTTTGGGGTTTAATGTACCGAAGAACCGTCGTTTGTAGAGAAACATCCGTAATACACTTACTAGCAAGCGTAATTGCCTTCTCAAATGACTGTGCTCTGAATGTTGAGTTAAAATTATTGATAGCAGTTTGAGTTGCCCATTCCGTAACGGCATTCTGAACTTCAGTTTTAATTGTAGATGTGTCAGAACCGCATCCAGTATCGTATTGTACGAAAATTTTATTGTAAATATACAGTTGTTCCGGATCAACAATCACAGGATCGATAGATGCCATCGCATATTTGCGTAAATCCGTTGCAATTTGCTTTTTGGTGGCATCATTAAGCAAAGAACCGGTTCTTGTTTTGACTGCAATGTAAACTTTTCCGTAAACTGGAGGATTTAGACTGTCACCTCCATATGCAACGACAGATTCTGCGTTATCATAGACACTTTTTGTTAAAATTGCATAATCTTGTGCTGTAACAGCGCGATATTGAGAAGAATAATAGCGTGGAGCGTTATATTTGATCGATTCTACACTCTCTGCCTCCGCACCACCACTAGATGCAGACACTGTTGAGACCTGTGCTAGTGCCGGAGCATACTGAATTGCCGCACTATCACTAAATTGACCGATCCATTGGAATTTTTGGACGGCATTTGCCGCATTAGCATCACTAACAAGATAAGAAAAGTTAATTACTTCACCGTCAGTAAGTGCTCTACCAATACTATCATCACCAAAACGAACCTCAAAACGCTGATCTTCACCCTCATTGACAAAATAAACCCTCGATGTTGGGGTAATATCGGTAATATTACCTGCACGATTGTAAATATCGCTCGTAGTTGAAGATTCGTTAGGTTTTACTGTTACCTGAAGTGTGGAAATATCCGCGTCTGCTGAAGGAATTTGATAAATTTGGGTTTGGAATGTATTAACAACGTAAGAGAAATTGACGATTGTACCTTCTTTAAGTCGTAAATTCTCAAAATTTGCCATTCCTGTAGTAGGATTTACCTCAACAGTAGTGTCCTGAAGGCAATTCCATACATAATTGCCCCCAGAAGCAACAGGACCCCTCCTGATGGTCAGTGAACTAGGGTATACACCATTAGTAAGAGTTGTTTGTAGACTTACATTTACAACTGCTGCAGAAGCAACTTTGGAATGAGGTACATAATTTAACAGTTTTGCAACATTTACAATATTATCCCTAACAGTTGCAGACGGCAAAAATGCTTCATTCATTGCCATATTGGCATTAAATGAAGTATAGTAGGTATTATATGCAAGCAAATCTACCAGATACGATAAAGATGATCCCTCAAAATCATAATCGGTAAATTCTTGTCTAGTCTTAAGATATGAGACAATTGATGCCTTAATATCTACAAAATCCAGTCCTGTTAAATTATTAGGTATCATTATGGTCTCTCCAACACAAACGAAACAGTTTCGGTCATCGGACTACCGATGATACGATAGGTGATAAAAATGTGATAAGCGTTTTCAGTAGGATAAGGTTCTACAACAACAGTTTCCATTGTAATTCTTGTTTCATATTGAGCAACTACATTTTTAATTTCTTGCTCAATTCTATCAGCAGTGATGTCATCCATTGGCTCAAACAAGGATACCCAGATATTAGTACCGAATTCAGGGTCAAATACCTTCTCACTAGTTTTAGTCAACATGACATTTTTCAAAGCCTGCTTAATGGCATTCTCATTTCTAACGACACTAATATCATTAGTAAATGGATTTTTTAAGAAACTCATGTCAATGTCTTTAAAATCCCTAGAAATCTTGACATCCTTACCAGTTACCTGTTTTTGTGCCATTAGTCAGTTTTTTTGCTATTTTTTACCTTTTTGGCTGCTTTTTTCATCAAATAATCGGATTTTGGGTCTGTAATAAGCACTACAGTGCCAAAATCTTTCTCCATAAGTGCCGGAACGTTATCCGGTACATGATTCATCCCCATTTTTTTCTCCGATAAAGTGTATCGGAACTTTTAATGGGGTTACCATCCCAGTAGTATTTAGCTAGATTCCTTCTCCTTTGCTGTTTCCCAAAAATAATCATCCGTGTCACCTAACCGTCCCCATTCAATACCTGCCTCTACTTGATACTCAATCGTACTTACTTTGAAATCTGGAACCTTTGGTTCTTCTGGTGTAATAGAAAGATCGTACAAACGCATTCGATTGTTAGGATATAATGCAAATTGACCATTCTCCAGTGCAACACAATTGTGTGATTTGTGCTCCTGTGGAACTTCACTTACATTATTATCTACAACATCAGGATTCGCGTGGTAGTTGTCTAGGGTAAACAAATATTGACCCCTTACCAGTCCATGATCTCTTGTTCGTAATTCACAATCCATTGAACTAATGAACCCTTTGTTCATACATGCAACGCCATAGTCCATACAATTCCAAAATTGTAGGTTCTCTAATGACATATCAGGTTCTGGTGTCTTTGGTGCTCTTACAAATGCACTAATGGGCAACTTATCAAACATTGCGCCATACTCAGGTAGATAGGTCTCAAAATAAAAAGCACGTCCGGGTATGCTTTTAGCAGTGATCCAGACGCCCTCTACAAACTCTCCGTGACCATCCTGATGATCTCTTAGGTATTCTTTACGAACCCATACCTTCTCAGCAGGAAGATTACAGAATAAATTCATCGTCCTTGTCCCCGATAACGCTTCTTAGCATTATTACGACTCGTGGAAGCGTATTTTGTATTCTTGGAACTTCCCTGACGAGTGGTCTTCGGTTTAGCAGGCATAAAGTTCTGCCCACTGATACCAACTCTTGCTTTTGCCATAGTCTATTAATTGTGGAACTTGCTCATTCTACATCATTTGGATGGATTTGTCGATAATTATCTTCAGCTAATATCTTAACTGCCTTGAGAGTATGTTCCAATTCCTTTATTCTCTCTGACAAATTCTTGATGGACTCTAATAATGCTGTGTGTGCGGCATCATTATCTGTCCATGGATCATAATCTGCCATTACATCAGCATGATTTAGTGCATCGTCACTCTTCATTGACTTTCCTCAGTGTAAAAGAATCTTCCTGTATACCATACTCTAAAGTATCCCCAATATCCCATCCAAGTTCTTCACAGATTTCATCGGGAATAGGGAGAATTAATTCACCAAATTCATCCTCATCAATAGTAACTGTGAATCTATTGGACATAACACCTCCTATAACCTATTGATTAATTGCGGATTGTCTGTGGGGTTATTGCCTTTCCACTCAACCCATAGTGTATATAGATCATTAGGATCTTTCACAGTACCTGAGGATGTTGCATAGTCAGCACATTCGTACATACGAGGGTCTAGACCGCCCTCTAATCGGATCAACTGCTCTAGACACCATACTCTGGCGTCCTGTCTCTCTGAGCGGATCTGAGCGTCCATTTTTACCTCCGAAAATTTTTTAGATTTGACAGAATAATCTTTGCGGTTTCCCTTAAGCACATCCAAATATATTCAACCTCCTCCCTTCGTGTTACCCCAGAAAAATTTTTTAAATCGGTCATAGTGTTTCTCTCGCGTCTGGGAACCTTTGTAGGTTAGGGTAGTGGCCGTTTTTTATATTTAAGGGGGCTAATTTAACTGTTTTTATAACATTAATTAACTGTCATATAGGTATTAAATAAGGGGGCATATTAGCACCCCCTCAGTATACATCAGATTGTCGAGATTGTCAAGCGAAGATGTAACCATTCTCGAAATCTCTGGTGACATTGTTGTCAGTAATGTACCACTGAAAATCCTTCTGAAATACACCATCGGTGACACCATTGCAGAATTCATTGATAATGGCATTCAGACGACTTTTGGTTGTAGTTGTCTGCCAACCGCCATCAAAGATCTCAAGAAAATCTTCTCCGAGCACTGCAATCTTATTGCCATGAAGACGAACAACAGAGGTGTTATTTTCCTCGTTGAATGACACCGAAGTGTTACCAGATTGCCAGTTCTTGCTGTTAGCGAGAGCAGCATTCATCTGGGATTCGATCTTACGCATGAGAGACGATTTGAGAAGGTTTGGAGTGTGTCAGGGTTGCTTCCCTTCCACTCCTTTAATATACACGATCTGAGGGGTAATGGAAGACCCTCTGTGACACTTATTCAGGTGGCACAATATCCATTCTCCATCCGATACTTTTGATATAATCGAATGGACTCATTCTGTCTGTCTTTGGGTATGCTTCATCTCTTGAGTTTCTAACACTATCCATGAAAAGTTCCATGTCGTAGATTGACTCGAATTGACCTCGAAGTTTCTCTGAGTTGTCATACACTTGATACAG